TTACTGAATTAGTTCAACGGTGCTTTTCAGTTCATCCAAAGTCTTGTGATTATAGACCCGGTTTCCCGTGTCCTTGGACACATGGCCCATGAGCAAATCAATACATTTTCGGTTGGCCCCGGCGCTATCCAATTTGGTTTCAAAGGTGTGGCGGCATTCGTGCGGGGTATGGTTCAGCTTCAGGGCCTTCATAATATCCGCCCAAAATATCCGGTATTGGGTTTGATTGCAAATCTTCCCGTTGTAGCTGATCAGCCGGGGGCCACCTTCGGCAAGCCGCCGTTCAATCAAGGGCCTGATCTTTGGATGGATGGGAACAATGCGGTTCTTACCGGCTTTCGTTTTGGTGCCGCCCTTCATCGTGCCTTCCTTCAAGTCTATATCTTCAGATTTCAGGTTCAAAAATTCAGAGATACGCCACCCGGAATATAGCAAGATCAAAACAGTATCAACCCAAGGATCAAACTGATGTTCCCACACCGTTTTGATTTCATCGTTGGTGAACGGAAGGCGGCTTGTTTCTGGAATGGGATCAGAAGTCAGAAGTTCGGAAAAGCACCTGTTTATTATATCCATTTCAAGGGCGAACCGGTCAAGGTGGCCCCACAGGTTCTTGATGGCCGCTTGGGTGCTATACCCTTTCCCACAACCATCAATGGTTTCTTGCATTTGGTAGGATCGCAGTTGTTTATAAGGCTTGTTCACATACGCTGAACAATGCTTGAACGCTGAACAGAGGGAAGAACGGTTGGATTCCCCCAGCTTCGGGGCCTTCTTTTCTTTCCAGAGGTCAAAAAGCTGTTGAAGGGTGATCTTGGCCCGGTCAACATCCCAAGGATCACGGTTGTATTCGGCAAGCATGATGTTCCCGGCTTCACGGGTTTCAGCATAGCCGATAATGTCATAGATGGGATGGCCTTTGTCATTCCAACCTATGGTTTTCTTCACAATGTATGGGCGGCGGCGTTGGCCTGATAGCTTTGCAACCGTTCCATACCCATTTGGATTTCGCATTATATCACCTGAACTTTCAAAATTGGGTATGGCAAAGCTAAACCCCATGTGATATAATGTTCAAAGGGCTTTGAAACATTAACTTCAAAAGGGTTTGTTTCGCCTGACCGCTTCCGGTGTGCAAGACCGGGGGCGGTCATTTTTTTTTGCATTTGTTCCATATCCGTTCCGCTTAAAATCCTTGCGGGATGTGGCTTTGAGAGAATGGAACACTTGGAACAGATATTATATTACTTCAAAGAGTAGATAAAAAATATAAAAGAAAAAGAGTATATAGAGAACAAGCACTTTATCTGTTCCACCTGTTCCAAAGCCTTGATTTTCCTGTGTTTTCAGGGATTGGACGGCGGAACGGATGTGGACAGATCAACCTTCGTCAAATACAGAGCCATAGGAAATTTTGGTCATGGTGATTTCGCTATCATTATATTCCAGCCACAAATCATTCACACCGCAATAGAAGGCCCGGTAATACGAACCAGTATCATTGATATTGGTGTTGGAATATTTCTTCAGATTAAACATTGGAAGAAAATCATCTTTGCTGGAATAGGAAAACTTATCGTACAAAGTAACCCGCTGAAGGTTGTCATTGTTGAAGCTATATTCATTATTCCCATAGTACAAAGTACGAATGGGAAAGGCTTTTCCACTTGCCGTTTTATAGTTCCAATCTTCGGTTCTATCAGGTTCACCCAACTGTTCAATAAGTTCAGTTTCACTAATGTTTTTCTTGTCCTTCACTTCATATTGAAGTGCGTCAAAGACTACCGGAATAGTTTCCTTATTTGTGCTTCCGGGATTGTTTGTCATTTGGCTGACCCCAACCCCAATGCCAACGGCAAGAGCAACTACAACAATCAAGACGGGGATTAGACAACCCTTCTTTTTCATAACAACATTTCCTTTCATTTATCTTACATCACTTTGGAAGGCCACGGCCTTACCAAGAATAATGATGTGATCCAACTGTTCACCGGTATAAACTAAATCTTCATAGTTGGAGTTTTCAGCTTTCAGGATCAATAGATTTTTTTCGGGATAGTAATTCACCCGCTTCAGGGTTGCTTCATCATCAATGATAACAGCGGCAATTTCGCCATTGTTCACCATTTCCTGTTTTCTGATGAACACAATATCCCCGTCATAGATTCTGGCCCCAATCATAGAATCGCCCTTGGCCTTCAAGCAGAAATCAGCATGGATGTTGGTGCCAGCTTCCACATACAGTTCCTTTTCTTCGTTTGCCATGATGGGTTTACCGCAAGCAATGTCACCGAGCAGGGGAAAACGCTTTGTAGAGATTGGGATGATGTTATCAAACTTCATTTGTGGCTGTGAAGGTTCAACCGCCACAGATTTATTGATACTTTTCAACCAATCATTCCGGTTCGGAATGTCTGATCTTCCCATGAGGTAATCCAAATCAACATTAAAATAGTCAGCAATGGTTTCCATAGATTCAAGGCCCGGTTCCCGTTCGCCCCGTTCATACATATTCACACTACTTTTAGAAAAACCAAGCTGATCCGCCAAGTTCTGTTGAGATAGGCGGCGTTCGGTTCGTAATTGCTTGAACCGATCAGAAAACTTCGGCATAAGTACACCCCTTTCAGAAGTCTTTCTATATTTCATTATACACATTATGTGCACAAAGTCAATCCGTCGATGTGCACAATTAGTAACACATTTCTTTGTGCACAATTCGTGTTCGATTGCGCTTGACTTTGAGCACATATCGTGTATAATGATAATCAGACGAGCACAAAAGGTGCACAGCAACGGCGAATAAGACACCGAAAGGGGTACATGAGATATGAAGTTTTTTTACAATCTGCTGGATGGTTTTAAGGAACCGGATCGTTTCTATGATGAACAGACCATTCGCCGCTTCCGTGTTTACCCGGCAACCCCGGAAATTGAAAAGGAAGCCTATGAAAATCCCCATTCTGATCTGTGGCCGGTGCATGACATTCACAACAATAGTACCGAACCGGTTGATTGTAAAGATATTGATGAAGCGTATCAGTATATTTTGGAATCAGAAAATACTTCCGTTTATGAATATGTTCATGACATTTGAGCCGAAACGGGCCTGAAGGCCCGTCCACCGGAACCGCCCCACCGGTGCTGATGATGGCAGGGCAACAGCGACAACATGAGCGTTCCCGTTTATGGCTTCGGGTATTGGGTATCAATCCCCATGTAAAAGATATGACCGCCCGGAAATTGCTTGTTCGGAACTTGGCTGTTTTACTTCTGAAGAAAGGATGTGCAACGAATGAGTGTCGGAAAGAAACTTCGGGAACTGCGAGGGAGCAGAACCCAAGACGAAATTTCCAAGGAACTTGGAATTACTAAATCTTCTTACGCTATGTATGAGCGTGACGAACGGGTTCCCCGTGATGAAGTGAAGGTTCGCATTTCCAATTTCTTTGGCGTTTCGGTTCAGGAACTTTTTTTTAACTAAATCGAGCACATATAGTGTTCAATAGGAGTAAGCACCATGAATGAAGTCAGTTTGAAACCGGTCATTGATGAACTTGAAACCTTGTTTTCAAAGTTCAACAAAGCCTTCTTTGAAGGCAAGCTGGAAAAGCCCGTTATCACCGTTTCCCCGGATCATACCCGTGGGGCTTATGGTTGGTGTACCGCTTGGAAGGCTTGGCAAGACGGCACCAAGGAAGGCGGCTATTACGAAATCAACCTGTGCGCCGAATACCTGAACCGCCCCTTTGAAGAAACCTGTGGAACCTTACTTCACGAAATGGTTCACCTTCTCAATCTTCAGGACAATGTTCAGGACACTTCCCGTTCTGGTTCCTACCACAACCGGAAGTTCAAAGAAACCGCTGAAGCCCACGGGCTGACCGTGGAGAAAGGCGAAAAGTACGGATGGCACAAAACCGCCCTGAACCCGCAAGCTGAAGCCTTCGTGAAATCCCTTGGCAAATCCGGGTTCTGTCTGGTTCGGCCCCGTACCAATCCGCTGAAGGGTTCCCGGAAGGGGGGGGATCAAGTTCCCGCAAGTATGTATGCCCCTGTTGCGGAACCATCATCCGGGCCACCAAAGAAGTTCATGTTCTTTGCGGGGAATGTGAAGTGGCCTTTGAAGAACAGGAGTGATATGAATGGTTGATCCATTCTTGGGATTATGGGGTTGAACTTCATAATCTGATCGGGAAAGATGTGGAATACTGTATTCCCGAAATTGAACGCCGGATTCGTGAAGCCTTGCTTCAGGATGATAGGATCACGGCGGTTCAGAACTTTGAATTTACGGTGAACAAAAAGAAAGTGCTGACTACCTTCACGGTGGTCAGCATTTTTGGCGAAATCAATGCAGAATTGGGGGTTGAAATCTGATGTATGAAGCACAGACCTATGAAGCAATCCTTTCCCGGATGCTTCAGAAGGCGCTTTCCATCAATGGCAATTTGGACACCCGTGAAGGTTCGTTGGTTTGGTGCGGTGATGCCCCCGCCGCCGTGGAATTGCAGAACCTTTATATTGCCCTTGATACGGTGCTGAATGAAACCTTTGCGGACACCGCAACCCGCCCTTATCTCATTTTGAGGGCGGCAGAAAGGGGCCTGAAACCGCAACCGGCAAGCCCCGCCGTGTTGCAGTTGAGCATTACACCAACCACCTTGCACCTTCCTATGAACACCCGCTTTTCCATTGGAGAACTGAACTATTATGTTTCGGCTGACCGTGGAAGTGGTAAGTACGAAATCACCTGTGAAACCGCTGGTGAAGCCGGTAATGACTACACCGGAACGGTGATTCCCATTGAGTATGTGGACGGGCTTGAAACCTGTTCCATTTCCGCCGTGGTGATCCCCGGTGAGGATGAAGAAGATACCGAGGTTTTCAGACAGCGTTACATGGATAGCCTGAACGCTCAAGCCTTCGGCGGCAACCGTGCGGATTATCTGGAAAAGGTGAACGCCATTCCCGGCGTGGGCGGTGTGAAGGTATATCGGGTTTGGAACAACGATTTGAACCCGGCCAAGCTGATCCCGCCCACGGGAACCGACACTTGGATCAGCGGCCTTTCTGGTGTGTCGGAGGAAATCAAGGCGTGGTTGAATGCCGTGTATGCGGCGGGAGCCAATAGCAAGCTGACCGTGGGCGGAACCGTGAAGCTGGTGATCATCAACAGTTCCTTCAAGAAGCCTTCGGAAACCCTTGTGGATCAGGTGCAGACCGCAGTTGACCCCCTTCAGAACGCCGGTGAAGGCGTGGGCATTGCCCCCATCGGCCATGTGGTGAGGGTTGAAGGCGTGGGTGAAGATACAATCAACCTTTCCTTCGATCTGTACTATCAGCGGGAATGGAGTTGGGATGATGTTTCCGCCTATGTCACGGAAGCAATCAACGGTTACTTCTTGGAACTGGCCCAAAGTTGGGCAGACCAGAATGAAGCCCTTGTGGTTCGTATCAGTCAGGTGGAAAGCCGCCTGTTGGGAATCACCGGTATTCTGGATATTGCCAACACCAAGATCAACGGTGAAGCGGCGAACTGTACCCTGACCCTTGACCACATCCCGGTTTTGGGAACCATTGAGCCGGGAACCATCGTGATCAGCGGATAAGGGGGCCGGGAGCATGGAACGCAAACTGATTGATTATCTTCCCTATGTCATTCGTGATTATGCGGAGTTTCAGGGGATCATGGGGAGCGAACAGCCGGAAATTGAAAAGGCGTGGAACACCACGGATGATCTTCTTGATAACCAGTTCATTCCCACCGCTGGAAACATGGGCCTTTCCCGGTGGGAAAAGATTTTGGGGATCACCCCCAAAGGCACGGACAGTCTTGAGGATCGCCGGTTCCGTATTCTGACCCGGATCAATGAAGAACTTCCGTACACCTTGCCCCAGCTTCGGAACATCCTTGAAACGCTGTGCGGGAAGGGAAACTATTCCGCTGATGTGGAAGAAGGCACCTATCAGCTTCTTGTGAAAATCGGGTTGGCCGCAAAGAACAACTTCAATGATGTTGAATCTTTGCTGAACCGGGTTGTTCCCCAAAACATGGTTGTGACCTTGCTTCAGCTTTATAACACCCATGCGGAACTTGGGCGGTTCACCCATGCCCAGCTTGCCGCCTATACCCACAATCAGTTGAGAAACGAGGTTTTGAAGAATGGCGAATAAAACAACCAACTACAAGCTGACTAAACCCCTTGAATCTGAATTTTATGATGTAGGGGTTCAGAATGAAAACATGGATAAGATTGATACCCAAATGAAGGCCAATGCGGATGCCGTTGAAGCCCTTCAGAAAGGTCAATCCGGGAAGGCTGATCTGGTGGATGGTAAGGTTCCCGCCGAACAGCTTCCCAGCATGAACTATGATCCCAAAGGTACGGCCCAAAACAAGGTGAGCGAACACAACCTTGATCAGACCGCCCACCCGTATCTGTTGAACCAGATCGGAACCTGTGTGGAAGCCGCACAGAACGCACAGGATGCCGCAAATGCGGCCTTGGATGCTGTGTCCGGTATCGTCTATACCATCAATGTTCTTCCTTCGCAGAATGGCACCCTGACCTATAACGGACAGGCCCAAAGCCCTTCTTGGAACGCTTATAACCCCGATGCGCTGACCTTGGGCGGCGTGACTACCGGCACCAATGCGGGAACTTACACGGCCACTTTCACACCCAAGGGACGGTATAAGTGGGCAGACGGTACGCAGACCGCCAAGGAAGTGACTTGGACGATCAACGCCGCCACCATGACGATCCCCACGCAGAGCAACAGCCTTACTTATACCGGTTCGGCCCAAAGCCCCACTTGGAGCAACTATGACAGCGGGAAAATGACGCTTGGAGGAACTACCAGCGGCACGAACGCCGGTTCCTATAATGCCACCTTCACGCCGAAAACGAACTACAAGTGGGCTGATGGAAGCACCGGGGCCAAAACGGTTGCTTGGAGCATTGCCAAGGCCGCTGGTAGTTTGTCTTTGAATAAGACTTCCATCAAACTGACCGCCGCAAAGACCACGGACACCATCACCGTGACAAGGGCGGGTGATGGTAAGATTACGGCCACTTCCAGCGCCCCCACGGTGGCTTCTGTGAGCGTTTCCGGTTCGGTGGTAACTGTTACCGCCAAGGTCAAAGGAAGCGCCACAATCACCGTCAGCGTGGGCGCTGGCACCAACCACACGGCCCCGGCCAATAAGACCTGTTCCGTTGAAGTGACATTGCCCACCAAGGTTCTGAACGATAACAGTTGGGCAACCATCCGGGAAGTCAGTTCCGCAGGTTTGGGGGCCAACTATTGGGCCGTTGGTGATGTGAAGGAAATCAAGATCAATGGCAAGGTGGGCAACACCACTTTTTCCAATTTGGCGGTCAATGCTTTCATTTTGGGGTTCAATCACAATTCGGCCCGTGAAGGCGGGAATAAGATCCATTTCCAGATCGGAAAAATTGGGAATGCCGCCGTTGCCCTGTGTGACAGCAAATACAACACTAATATTTCCGGCACCGGTTATTTCACTTGGAACACCAGCAACACGAACAGCGGTGGTTGGAACGCTTGCTATAAGCGGAAAACCCTTTATGGCAATGATGGAACCCCTACAAGCCCCTTGGCAAACAGTTTGATGGCGGCGCTTCCGTCTGACCTTCGTGCTGTGATGCAACCCGTGACCAAGTACACTGATAACACGGGCAATGGAAGCAACAGTTCCGGTAATGTTACAACTACTACCGATTACCTGTTTGATCTTTCCGAGTTTGAAGTCTTTGGCACAAGAAGCTATGCCAATCAGTACGAACAGAATTACCAGCTTCAGTATGATTATTACAAAGCTGGTAACACCAAGATTGCAAATAATCACACCGCCGTTACCACGGCGGTTTGGTGGGGCCTTCGTTCCCCTTATTACAGT